ATAATCTCCACTCTGTTCTGCGTAATACTTACTATTGTTTTCGTAAGTATCATCAGTGCTGGGTACGGGTAAACCACCTCGTTCACCTACTGCCCATGCTTCGGAATTGCTTTCAGAAGTAGCCGCATTTTCTTCACTAACTCCTGCGTGTTCTGCATAATACTTGGAATTGTTCTCATACTGCTCGTCAAGATTTGTTACAGGTATACCATTCTTCTCGCCTACTGCCCATGCTTCTGCATTTTCCATATATGCTCGGGATATAGAAGATGAAGCAATCTCAACAACATGACCTTGAGAAGTGCATATAAAGATTATATCATTGTTATCATATGGTATAGCCCATTCACCCGGTACCATTTTACTCGGGTCAAAATCAACTATACTACCTCTTCTCATTAGAATTGCCATATACTCTACCTCTTTATTATTCTAACATTATTTGCTGGTGTTTACAAGTGTTTCTAATACTTCTATTCTCTTTTTAAGGTCGTCTATTTCTGCTTGCTGTTTTTTTACTATCATACATAAGGGCGCTACAAAATCATTATAATTAATGTTACAAATATTTTCTGTCTCAAATTCAATACCTGAATCTTCATCTAACACTTCTTTTAATTCTTGGGCTATGAAACCATATCGTTTACCCGCAGTACTTATAAATTCAAATTTGCGAGGTTTAACTGAATTTACTAAATTATATGCTTCATCAAGAGTTAAATCTTCTATATTCTTTTTTAGTTTTCTATCTGAACCTGCCCATGCTACACTACCGTGAGCATCACATGATATGGAATCTTTTGTAATATGCATTGCTCCATAAGAAAAATCCCACATATCGTTAGCACCATTAGCAGTTATCCAAATACCTCCTGTGCTTGATTGTCCGTAATCAAGATGTATAAATTCGCCTTTATTAGCAACACCAAAGAATGTCCAATAATCATTATTCCATAATCCACCAAGATGAATTTTATACTTTGAATATTGACAGAAATATTCATCAGTATTATATTTGAATCCTTCACTCGGGTCTATATCATATCCTGCAATAATACCTTTTCTAGCAAACATCTTTCCTGTTGAAGCATCTACTTCAAAGTCACTATGGTCACTATAATAAAGTCCGAATGATATACCCTCACTTCCCATATAAGTACCATATGCACTAGCATTAAATGAATTTTTATTATTGAGTTTTATACTACCTCTTCGTATTTCAACTCCTTGATTATCTATAATCGTATTAACACTGGTCGTAAATACTTCAAAATCAAATGTGGGGTCAGTAGATAATATTTCATGCTTACCTAATAATACTCGATATATTATATCATCTGTGGTAGTTATGCTCATAGCATAATCTATTAGATTATCACCAATAATCAAATCATCCTCATACACTTTTGTCCAATGAGAACCATTATCAGTACTAATCTGAATCCAATACTTAAAATCGATAAAATCAGCCTCACTTGATACATTAGATACTATTATTTTAGTTAATTTATAAGTACCTGCCGGTTTTAACCAAGTATATCCGAATTTATAACCTGTTCCCCAATCTTCACCTGTATGGGAAGAACCATCGTATTGACCTGAGGCATAGGATTTTTCGTTTACCACATGAATTATTCCATCTATATTATCTACTCCACCTACTGTTAATTGACCTGTTCTTATCCAATCAGAAGTAAGTCCATGAACATAGATAAGATTGAGTAGCATAGTTCCTGTACTTGTATCAAAACCTTGATTATAACTTTGCCCACCATCATCTGAAATGAATATTCCATCCGAGGTTATCTTCACTATATTCGTACTTGTTTCAAGTGTAGGATTATCATGTAAATATGTTATAGTAGCACCAGTTTGAGCATCTATTTCCTCTGTCTTATAATAGCCAAGAGCCTGACTTGCTATCTCATTGAAATGGGCTACTTGTGCGTTATAATCATCCATTTTCTTTTCGGCTTTTACTACTGCTTGTGCCGCAGGATTTACATATCTTGAATTTTGTCGTGCAGGCGGTTCTGCATTACAAGACAATTCTGTCATTCCACCTGTTTTGAATGTGACATTAGTTATAATTGTCTTATACATATTACATTTAACATCATATACTAAGGCACAATCTCCTGCTTCAATAGTAGGATCCTGAATAGAAGAAGTTGTAAATGGTCTAAATTTAAGACCATTTAATTGATTATAAATATATAATGCAATAGTATCTTCATAGCCTGCTACAAAAGGATTATCTGAAATAACCATTGCATAATTATCCCATCCATCATATGTAGGGTAATGGGCAGAAGTATCTTCATTCTGCACTAATACTCCCGTAAACTGAATATCATCTGTACTTACTGAAGTTCCATTTGTTGAAATCAAGTTATGATAATTAAGTGGTGTAGCAAAATCTCCGCCGTCAAAATTATCACCATCAAGATAATGAACATCATTAGCCTTCATATAAAGGGTAGCATCAAAATCAGAAGCATCAGGGTCAGTGACCACATTCTGTCTGTAGGCAACTCTATATCTAGTTTCTATGTTTTCGGGTATATCGACATTGAAGTTAATTACATTATTGCCAGCAACAAGATTACCTGTTGCTTCATCTATCCAAGTAGAACCATTATCAATACTTTTCTGTACTATCCATATAGCATTAAAATGAGTAGGGTCTGCTATGTTATCAACAAATGCTCTGGTTACATTATATCTACCTGCGGGTTTTAAGAGTTGATATGTAATATTCTTATAAAAGCTCCAATTACCACTTGAAGATGGTTGTCCCTCATACACCCAATGAATGGTATTATAATACTGAAATTCTGTTTCAAATGTACCACCATCCGCTGAATCTAAATCATCATAAGATACAGGCTCAAGATAAATGGCACAATCAAATGTAGCAGCATTAGGATCACCGTAATTATTTCCTACAACACCAAACCAATAGATTATTCTATTTAAAGTAGATATATCAAACTCATAGTTTATTATATTATCTCCTTCTACTAATTTATTTCGTAATACAACGGTGCTATTAAATCTATCAGTACTAGCATAGTTAAGAGATTGAAACTGGTTTATTTGATAGTCAGCATCAAAATTAGATGGGTCAGATATGTTACTAATATGTAATTTAGTGAGTTTGTATTTTCCTGAACGTGGTAATATATCAGTAGCATATCTTATAATTTTACCCCAACTTTCATTCGTACCATCCCAATGAAGAGGACTCTGAAATTGAAACTCTTCTCCAATAGCAGTAAATGAACCACCATCAAGCCAGTTATCACTAAATACAGAAGTATCATACCACCTTAATATCAATGCTCCTGTATCTGATATTTTAGCATTACATCCTGCTATCTGCGCTATGTATGATACTACTTGTCTATATGTTACTCCTTCAGGTTTTTTGCTTACTGTAAGATTCTGATTATTAAATGAACCATAGCCTATTGCTACCCCACAATCTTCACAACACTTATTCAATATAGTTAAAAGAGTGGGATTGAGTGTAAAATCAAGGTCACAATCATCAAAACTCTTATCGAACATATACATATTATCTACGCCAGTTATCTCTATCGTAGAGCCATGGGCAGTAGGTGTGGTTACTGTAAATGTTCCTATACGAATCATTTGGTCTCTTAATTCGCCTTCATAATGATATGCTTCAGGTAAACAAACATAAAGAACAAAGTATGCCATATAGAAATCATACTCTGAAAATTTACCATGAGGATATGTTACTATCTCGCCTTCAATCTCTTCTGTTCGTCCATCTGTATTATCAAGAAGTAAGGTAGCAGTCTTGCCAATGGCAGTACCTATCTGAAACGCTTCTCCATCTACCCAATCATCTGTGAATGACTGACCAGATATACGAAAATCAGACGGCGTAAGATGAAGTATAGTACCATCAGATAAAGTCATATCAGCGTAATTAACAAAGTTTCTACGCTTATTCATTGTTAATCTTGTTTCATTCTCAACTAATCTCATGCTCTTACTCCCGTATGTGGATATATGGGTCGGATATTTATTTTGAGTCCGCCCCAGCATTCCTGATTATATAATCTGCCTTTATGCCTATATTGTCGAAGTCTTATTCCCCCGATACTAAAATTGCTGGCATAAAAATCTTTATAACACCAACCTTCAAGAATATCAAAATGATGCATACTGAAGGAAGATTTATTCAACATAAGATTGATTATCTTTTGAGCTTCTTCTGTATTCATATTACCCCATTCCATATCATAACCAATGATAGTACCCATAGGAGTATTATGCATTACTAGATCCTGTGTTCTGTCAGAATCTTCGGTGGAAGTAGTGGCGAGAACAGGATCATATTTTATAGGTGCTTTTATTTCTATATAATCACCAATTTCTCCATATTTACCTGTATCATCACGTATTGTAAAGTTAGCCATAATTTTCTCCTTATGCTAATTCAAACGGATTTCTACCTGTACTTGTTTGCATTACTCTACCGCCTTCAATTACATACTGCGCTATCTTTCTTCTATCAGGAAGTAAGAAGTTTATTTCTGTCCTTCCACCTCCACCGTTCTGTTGTAAGGCCTCTGAAAAGGCGTCTATCATCGTCTCTAACGGGGTTTCAATATTAGTCCCGGACTTTTGATCGCCTAGCACTGCCATAAACTGTTTATTCGGGGGAATCACAGCTCCTTTAGCCAACCTCGGAATAGATACATGAGAAATATTAAATCCAACATGATCTGTACCTAGTGCTGATTTAGCCCAATCCCACGGTATGTCAATGCTGAAACCGTTAATAATATCTATTACCTTATTTATTGCTTCTTCAGCAATAGCGATAATACCATTCATTATACCAAAGAATGCTTGTTTTACGCCTTCCCATGCAGCAGTCCAATCTCCGGTAAATACTCCTGTGATAAAGTTTAATATACCCCGTAATACCTCAATGATATTATGCAAAACCTCACCAATAAACTTCATATCACTTTGAACATTGTTCTTCACTGCTTTAAGAACGGATGTTATTATGGGCAAAATATTTTTCTGTATAAAATTTAGAACGGGCATCACATAAGCATTCCATGCAGCTCTGATAAAGGCAGCTATATCAGCTATCAAGGGTTTCAGCTCCTGTATAACCGGTTTGATATATTGTTCATATCCTTTCTTAACTTCATCAGCTATATCCTGAAGGAGAGGATTCACATCAGTATTCCACCATTGTAATACCTTATTAACAAAATCTGATATATCTTTAGTTATATCATCAACTACCGGTTTGATATATTCATCATAGCCTTCATTGACGGTATCAACTACATCATCTACTAATTGCTTGACGGTTTCTAACCCGGTAGCCACTGCTCCAAGAAAATCATCAATAGCTTCTCTGAAACCTTCTTTATTATCAATAAAAGGCTGAGTTATAAGTTGAACAAGATCCCTAGCATTCTTTGATACTAATTCTCCTATCCCCATAAACGCATCTGCGAATATACCAATAAGAGCAGCTGTCACCCTCTGTCCATTTTCATCTCCGAATGCTTCGAATACATAAGCAAATGCTTGGAAAAATGATGCTAATTGATTATTGATATCAGTCCATATATCGAACATACTAATAAGATGTTGTTTAATACGTTCTCTATTCTGGTCCAAATATTTTGCAATACCGCCTATAAGATTCTGTGCAATAGTAAGTCCTATACTAGCAACTGATCCTGCTAAACTTCCCAGCATATAAGCAAGAGATTGTGCCCATTCATCTGCGGCTGCAATTACTCTTGGATCTGTCCATATATCAACAAGTGCATCTCTTATAAGAGCAAGATTAGATTTAATATTATCTACTCGGCTTTTCCAATCGCCCAAGCCATCAAAAAATCCTTCTTTGAACTTACCCCATAACTTTTTAAGATAATCAATCAAAGACTGAAGTTTATCGAGCCATTTGAACATATTTGGATCAATAGGTACTTCACTGAAACTTGGACCTCCTGCTCCACCGCCCCCGCCAGCATTTGTATCATCATCTTTCTGACTTTCGAATTTATTTATCTCATCTAAAGGACTTAAATATCCTTTTAATGCTTTTTCTGCTTTCTTCGCTCCCTTTGCAGTCTTATCCAAACTAGCTGCATAATTGGATTGTACTTTATTAGCAACTTTTATAGTCTTTGCTCCGGTAAGCATTGCTATAAACATTGCTATTTTCTGAACAGCTACTGATATAAGATCTATTATCTTTGTTAGTACGGGAGCTAATACATTGATTAAAGGCTCTACCAACGCGCCTATGTTATTTTTCAAAGTAGCAATGGAAGATTGTAAGCTGCTTATAGATTTATTTAATCTGCCGTTCTGTCCTTCCCATTGAACAAGAGATTTAATACCTTCCGTAGCAGCTGCTCTAAACTTGTTAAAAAGAACTGATACGGAAGCTATACCTAGCCCATATTTAAGAAGTTTCTTAATACCTTGTCCAAGATTTATATTAAGTCCCTTATAACTATTGTCCACCTTCTTTACTGATTCGGAAGTTTCATCAAGTTTCTTTTTATGCTGATCCCATGAATTTATAAGAATACGATTCTTGTTATTTACATCAGAAAGCTTATTTGATAAATTTTCATATTCCTGAGTATCTGAACCCAAGGTAAATGCCTTGCCAGTATCTACCAGATCCTTTAATTCACCATTAGCATATTCAATAGAATTACGAAGTTCATCGGCTTGTATCTCCATGCGCCGAAAAGTATCTGAATCAGTATCCTTACCACTATCCCTAAACTGTTCTATCTTCTCACCGAGTTTAGCTAAAGCTGCGGTGTCCTTTTCAATCTGATTTTCAATTTCCTTATATTCATCAGTGGGAATTTGTTTAGATTCAAGCTCAGTCATCTTATCTAAAAGTTTCTGAGCTTCTGCGGTGTTCCTAGACATCTGCTGCTGCATTCTTTGCATACTTGCATCAAGGGGTTGCCCAGCAGATCCATCGAATATATCTTTAATGCTTTTTTCGAGGTCCTTGGCGGTTTGTTTAATATCACCGGGAACCAGTCCTACACTTAATTCAACATCAGTTATAGCCATAACTAATCACCTTTATTCCACACATTCTTTAAGAAGTCTTCATACTCCCTATCCTCTTCAGTCATAAATTCCATCATAAAGTATTGAGGATTTTCCTGCTGGAATTTTTTCTCATGCTTTTCAAGTTTCTGATTAGTAGCTAATTTATGTCTAATCCCTACTATATGCGACAACGGAGATTCTCCAATGGCTAGATACCAGCCCATAAATGTCCACCAATGTATATAAGGGATAGAACGTATTTCTTGCCCTGCTACTTTGTTAATTGCAGAACATATCAATTGCTCGTCATGTTCCCAATCAATTAACCTTGGCGTTTGCTTCACTTCTTCGATGATCTCTGTACCACAATTAAAGAATACATACATAGCTTTTATAGCTTCGTTTATATCTTCAAATTTATCTAGATCTTCTACATCCTCCATACCATCATAAAAGATAATCAATGAAGAATATATCCGTTCCCGTATAGAGAGTTCATCATCATTCAAAGCTTTGAAGCAGTCTAAAACCATTCTGTAATCGCCTTGTTCCCGAATAGCATAAGACTGCTCCCCAAGCTGAATGCAAGTAGGTATTTCGTACATTATTTCCTCTTCTTTGTATATTTGGCAGTATGCTTACTAACACGCTTCTTCATCAAGTTGAACTCATTTCTGAAATTCTCATCATATAGAGCAATAAGTCTTTCCATTATATACTCAAATCGGAATTTACCATTAATAGGATCGTATAGAGTGCCATTCGGACAAGCTTTATCTGCTACATCTGAATCAAAGGCATAATTCAACAGTTTCTTCATCTCTTCATTGATATCCAAAACTGTATCAATAGTACCTTCAGGATTATCTGTGATGTCTGTATGGGCTTTATTTACCATATCTAACATCTTCGGATAAACTTCCTCAAGTCGTTTAACTACTGAAATATCAGAAGTATTCAACTCAATTACTCTATTATTATCCCTATCCAACCGAAACTTCTTTTTCTGAAGTTCTCCGAGCTCTATATCTACTACATTATCAAGCTCGGGATTATTCTCACTTCTTTTAATAGCCATAACTTATACTCTCCTTATCAGGCATCTGCGGTAAATATGAAATCATCACTGAGCTTATCAACTGTTCCGGTTGTAAGATCGTTACTCCAATGAGCCTCAATCGGCATATTAAGATTTGTATCTCCACCAATAGCCGTAGGAATAATAGAACAGTTTACATGCTTAACTGCTTCATATCCATTTGTAGCGTCGCCCTTAAATGCGTTGATCTTATAAAGGGTAAACTGATTAAGTTCAGATATACCATTACGATCCATAACATCAACAAGCAGTGATGCAAGGTCGTTGCCTCCCATGACTGTGAACGGATCGAAATCCTGCTGCGGTTCTGTCTTATTCAGATCAGTATCTGTAATACCAAGGATATCTGTCTCTGTTGACATATCCGAATTGTATTCAAGGCTTGAATCCGGAGTACGTCTACCAAGTATCTGTCTCTTGGTAGTAGTTACTGCAGGGGTCTGACTATCATCTACTTCTTCCCATTCTGCTACCGTAATAAAAAGCTTACGTTCTGCTCTCTGTCCAAGATTTAGATTAATCGGTTTAGGTTTTGGAAAAGACATATTATATTCCTCCTTTATTTAATTCCAAATTCTTTTTGATATATCCAAATAGTCTATCTGTATCGATATACTATATTTGGCAAGTGCTGGGCTTGTATTACTATCCACTCCGTTCAAGCTTGGCTGGTCTGTAAGAGTTCTCATATCCTCTACAATGCAGTCCGTTCCGAAGTTAGGATAATTATGACTGTCTGCCTGCTGATCTACCCAATCTAACATCGATTGGATATCCAGATATTCTTCAAGGTTTTCATTAGGATATCCCGCTTGTTTCACTACTGCCTGATATGCTACTGTACGATAGTCTATAATCGTAAATGTGAAGCGTTTCATTACACTACCATCTATGAAAGATTGATTAACTACCTTATCATTAGCAACTGTCATAAATTGCTTATTGTTATCTTTAGCATTTAGGAAGTTGAAAAATAATGGGTTATCTCTTATCTGATCGCATCCTAAAAGAAAATCAATTACGGCTTTTTCTTTATCCATAAAGCTCTTTTGCCCTTTGTTTTAATAACAATTGCACCTGCTTGGTAAAGGCTTCGCCTTCGTTTGTCATCATTGCTTTATCCCAATAAGCTGTCGCAAGTGGATGCACTTCTGTTGTATGATTAAAATCTTCCCCTACATACTGATAATGAGCATAAGGCTGAATATATGTTACGCCTTTAGCGGTTACTTCCGCCGTTCTTGAAAGTGGTCCATTCAAATATGGTACATACTTATCCATCATACGTTCAAACAAAGCATGTATCCGAAGCATTAAAGTATCGTCAATAAGATTTTCTATCTTATGTCCTATGGCTGCTTCATTTACATATACCTTTGTCTTTACATGCGTTGCCATATTATGTACCCTTAACGTAATAATGAGGCTCGTTACGGCCTCCCCCTACATTCAACGCTACTTCCTCTACTTGCATACATCCTTGAAGCCTTTTATACTTCTCAAGTAGATCTGTTGACCTATGCCCTTTCGTATACTCGTCTATCACATCGTCTACATCACCCTTAACAATAATGTCTTCGGGAGATATAGTAAAGTAATCCGACATTTCATCGTTTGGGAGCTGCTCCCATTGATATCTCTCAAGGAAATCTTCCTGCTCCGGTATCCGACATATAATATCTTTGGTAGCTAATATCGTCTGTCCAATGTTTACAGTGTTGCCTGTATATTTCCAAAAGCAGTTTTCCACTGTATGTCTAAACCATGTCACTACCTGCGTCATCTTATCCTCATACCGGTTATAAATTGTCAATGTGGTATCCCACCACTGAGGATAATTCTTACTCATCCGGATACATCCCTCTGTATAAGAGCTTCTTACCTAACTCATTTGTGACATATGATAAGTATTGTCTTATCGTAATTTCCACCTGCGCTTGGGAAGCATCTAACATATCCTTCGCTGACAATGTGTTGTAGCTTATTGATACTCCATCGTTTGATTGACTCGCTATCCCAGCAATCATCCCGGAACTATTCTCTCCTGTCCCATCGATAACCATTGCTTTATTAGCATCCTCTATGAGCTTGATAAGCCTATAAACACATCGCTTTACTTCTTCGGGATATGTCTTATTATTCTTAAGCCTGTTAAAAGTGTACCAATTCACTTTTGCTTCAGCTTCAAAGCCATAATCATTGAAGGTGGTCTCATCTAATGTACCGCCCATATTCTGATATTCTTCATATGTTAAATACATAACGAAACCACCTTCCTTTGATTAGCACTTATTAGCCAAGTGAAATGATCCTTGCAATAGGTATAGCCTTGTGAGCTATATAAATCCTACCTGAAGCTTCCTTGCTATTAACAAGCTGCCAGTTCGAGCCAATCTCCAGCTCTGTGTTTGTCGGTGAAAGGCTCTGCATAGAATCCTGTGTAAAGGAAATACCATAAGGGCTGAAGCACTTTCTCTGTCTGGAGTAAAGTGTATCCTGTCCACCATTTGTCTTCTCATCACGTGCCATTGCATAAGGAACCTTTGCACCGCAGTTTGTATATTCAATAGCGCCATCACCGAAGATGTATGTAGTATACTCAGTTTTACCGGCAGGCTCTGTGGTAGTTGCTGCTACAATAGTTCCACCGGGAGCTGCTGTTCCAACACCTTCTGCAGATACAGCGGGCTTACCTACGCCATACTTACCAGACTTTTCAGTGAGTGTGAGAACCGCGCCGTCCCTGCTTACGGAATACTTCGCATTGCTGGCCAGTGCGCTTGCAAGTCCAGTTGCTACTGCAATTGCAGTCTCAGTAGATGCTACGGTAAACTCTGCATCATCTACGATATACTTCTCACCAGTTGCCGGTGATCCACCGATTGTTACAGTATAAACTCCAGCGCTGGTATATACACCAGTGGTAGGCATACTGTCATCTACAAGTACAAGTCTACCGTTGAGGGTAGCCATAGAAGTATCACGCTGCATACCGTTTGCATCGTTGTACTTGAGATATGTAAGAAGGTTCATGTTCTCAAGGTGTGTTGCTACTGCTGAATGCATAATAGCAAGACTGAACTTACCCTTATGATCTCCGCAAGCCTTCTGCATAGCGGTATTGAGTGTAGTAGCATCCATCTGTCCAAGAACACCTTCTGTGTTCGTAAGGGCTGTAATGTTATGAGTATGCTTATCAACAAACTCAGCACCAGCTTCATCCGACATATTGTAGACACCGTTCAGGATGTGTACGATAGTGTCCTGATCTACTTCATCCCAATACTCTGAAATCTGCTGAGCGATATTCTCCATGAAATCAACTCCACCAGTGATATCATAAGAGAAGTCTCTCTCTGTCCAAGCATTTGCTCTACCTACTACAACTCTTGAATGAGCAAAAGTCTTGGTCTGCTGAGCATCGATGTTTGTCTCGCCATCGTAGTTAAGCGGTACCATTCCGCTGATGAGACCCTTCAGTGGGGTTGTGATGTAGTTACCACCTACCTGATCTCTCATGGCTGCTGCCAGTTCAGGACGGGAAACAACTGCACGAGACTTAATAAGTTCATTGAGCTTCGTATTCGGAATACGGTCAACGTATTTCTGAAATACTTCGCCGTTAAAAATCTTGTGATTAAATACTTCTGACATTTCTTTTCTCCCTTCATCTTAATCAGATTGATTACTGTATAGTCAACCCCGGATTATCGTTTGCTGCCTTCATCATCTCTGTTAGTGATAAAGGCTTCGCCGCAACCGTTCCCGGAGTAGAACTAACAAATTGAGGTTGCGGTTTTACAGATGCTGCTTCCGGAGTAGGCGGAGTAGCAGGCTCTTCGTTTTTAGTAACAAATGAATCTGCATTATCCTCTTTATAGGAATCTGCGAAATCCTGTCTGCCTATGATCTCACCTTTCTTATCCATCTTCAACTCTGCGTCCATCATAGCACGAACAAATTCTCTTTTTGCTGCGGCACTGGTAAACTCTAACGTATCTGCGAATCTGTTTGCTGCAAATTCATAAGCCTGCTGATGCAACTGCTCTTTATAAGCTTTCGTATCCGCGTCATACTTGCCCTGCAAATCTACTAATGCTGCCTGAAGTTCATCAAGTTTGATGTAGCCTTCTCCTGCCTCTTCTAACTGCTTACGCAAGTCAGCCAAGTCATTGTCCCTAGAACCTATCGTTCCGTTCAGCGTTTCAATCTGCTTACCCTTTGCAGCCAGCTCATCTTCATACTTACGTTTTGAAACAAAATTGCCTTCATTAAGATCCACAAACTTTACGTCCGCTTCCTTGGCTAATGCTTCAAACTGCTCATACGTCAATGTACCGTTTTCTGCCTTGTCAAAAAGTTCTTTGATTTTCATACTACTTTCCTCCATTTTTTATCTCTGTTATTTTTATCGCCGCATTACAGTTTGCGGAAATGGTTTTGTTGAGTGTTTTTAACGGTTGTCACTCACAACATAAAAAACAGAAGGGCACAAAAGTGTTGCGCAACTTTCATACCCTTCTTGGCCAAAGAAGTAAGTATTATTCACTTCATTTTAATTATATTACACCTTGTGATAAAAGTAAACACAAAGATGGTTTATTTCACTGAAATTCTACGGTATCCGACGACTGATAATTTTTCTTTATGAACACCTACTCCAAGCTGACTCATAATCTTCTTATTATAGATATTATAATGCTTGGTAGCCTGCGTTACTTTTGTCTGATATTCCTTTGCCAATTTCATATCGCCTGCTTCCTGCGCTACCATCTGTGCATCCTTTAATTGTCTCACCTTCAGCGCAAGTTTGTTTTGATATTGAATAGCTTCATATCCGGTAAGATGTTCTCCGTTTGGTAGAGTTACTCCTTTTTCATTTTGCTTTAGTATATCCTTTAACTGTTTTTCAGTGTATGTAGGTATAGTAGCTTCTAATATAACCGGATATGCAAAGTGTTTACAATTATACTGCCCTATGATACGTTCCTGTGCGGGATAATTATTTCCTTTAATATCTTTGAAACTTCTATGGTCTTGAAGTTTATCAAATTCTTTATTGGTAAATAATCTTCCTTGAAATGGAGCATGATCAGGTGCTGGATATGGATGGGCTGTTAATTCAACTCCATCTGCTCCAAATTGCTGTCCGGTTATATTATGTACTTCCTGACTGATTTGTTTTACGCCATCAAGTATGTTTCTTTTTACCGCAGTATCCATTCTTTGAGAATAACCACTCTCCCAATACATTCTACGCATACCACTATTATTTAATTGCCTTATAGTTCTACGCATAGCAGTTTGATAATCAAGTGTTCCACTCAATACTGCTTGTATAGCTTCATCAATCACAGATTGATAAGTTTCAATGACTGTATAGAATTTCATTTTTTTGGGATGTTTTCTATCCCTTATCAAAAATCCAATAGCCTGTGAATTGGATAAATTCTTAAAGCTGTTCTGAGTCTGCCGTGATACCGCGTTTATCATCTTCTGTAACGGGATATTTTGGGACAATGGGATAAATGGTTTATGGCGGTAATCATAATACGGTTTTGCGTCGATATACGAGTCCTGCGCTACTGCCTTTATCAACTTCTTAATATCCTTTATCTGCAATCCTGTCATATTAGCTATTGCTCTATTGATAGCCTGAACATCTGCTCCGGACTTATATAACCTTTCGAGTCTATGAATATCGGATGGTAACATCTTACCTATTTCATTGACTCGTTTGGCTATTGTCCGGATCACATACTGTTCTAATGCTTTCTGACGTAATTCAAAAGGAGTTATCAAATTGTTCACATCAATTTCTGATAGCATATCTTCTTCCTATATCATCAAGGATTGCTGGGATCAGGATCAGTAGGATCACTTGAAGTATCTGTTGTTGCACTTGTTAATACTTCACCGAGTACGACCTTTATTGCTGTACCGCTCTGCATTGACCATTGCATAACTTTACGACTTTCGATAGTATCATCAAGACTTGCAAATCCTTCTACCTTGATAGTTGCTATCTCTGCCCCACTATCCAGCTCGCATAATGTTACCTGAACATTAGCAGTTGTTAATGCCTCCAAAAAATCTTTAAGCTTCATCTTTCTTTTCCTCCTTCTTATTGGATGCTTTGTTTTTGTTAAAATTAAATCCCTTTTCATCATTATTGAAATTGGATTGCATTACCATTTCATTTTCCATATTGTCCATATTCTCTTTATCTACATTGGTCAACGCTTCCTGTGCCTGTCTTTCTGTTTCACCGAAGTACCACATTCTTAATTCAAGCTTGGACATAAGTCCATTCTGCATAAGAGTGATACGTTTGTTAATTTCTTCGTTAATATCAACTATGATGCTATCATCCCATTCAAATGATACATCATATTCTCCCGGTTTTGTAATCTCATACAAATCGCAATAGGTATTCATGATATATACAACTTCCCGGAGGGTATCTTCCAATGTTTCCTGAATATTCAAGTTAGCCTGATAACTTCTCTGTTTAAGTATTTTCAATTCAGTGGCTGTCTTGGCTTCTGATGTAACATCTGATAATGTTCCACGACTTATGCTACATGCATCTTCTATTCTCATAAGAATATTATTCAAGCCTGCCATGTAATTAGCATCACGTAATGCTGGCGAGTATGGTATAAAAGTATCACCTGTCGTACTCAGATCGACTTTTCTATAAAGTCTTTCCTGCATATGATTAAGTGTCTCGTGCATATTGCCATCAGCGCCCATCTCACTCTTTAAGGCATCTCTATCAATATCAATAGCCATCTCACCTGCTTCGTATTCCCATAACAGTCTACTATATTGCATGTCAGCGTCTTTAATAAGTGATACCGCCCTGCTATAACCACTAACACCAAGAGGACTCGTTGTGTCTATTGTATTAGCCTCGGGCATTTTGAAATATGCGAACAATGGTTGTTCTACGTTTTTGATAGTTGTCTTTTCCTGTAAGCCACTCCACTCCGGTATCTCGCTTAATGGGCACTCATTTCCGAGGTTTACAACTCTATCCATACCCATGTCCATATTCGTTGTCTTGAAGGCTTTATTTACGACGGTAACAGTATTATTCTGCCACTTATGATACTCAAGTCTTCTATATACAGAATTCTTATCAACTTTTGTTTGTATAAATGCTGCTTCTGTAATATGCCCACTTGCATCAAATGCTAAAGGATAAAAGTTATCAGCCTGTATAAAATCAAATTCTATATCATAGTCGATAACCTCTTTTCCTTTATCATCTTTTGATTTATTCATTACGACATATGGTTTTATAACAAGTCCGCCTTTTGCTATACCATATTCAAGCTGCTTACGAAGTTTCTTTTTCAACTTTTTGTATTGCTCTTCGAGATATACTGCCCTTTCATCAGATGTCTTGGGTACATCTTCTTTTATTGTCTTCGGTTCCATTGTAGGAATAAGATTACCGAATTCATCAGGCTCAGGCTCGGTATAATTCGGATTATCAACTTCTTTTTCTTCAGTGGCTACTGTTATCTCACTTTGAAATTCGATTAAGGCCATACGGGCTTTTTCACTAGCTATCATAGCCGGTAATCCCAAACTTACCACCCTCGTATGATCAGCAGCATCTGGTTCATGTATCCAATCTGCTTTTCCTTTATACATCTTATCCCATAAGATGATTGACTGCTCCATCTCTGTGGATATGATGGGTGCTATGTTAATATTAAGTGCATTTCCTATTGTTGTTCCACTAAACATTTTTTTCCACATTCCTTTCAAAACTTGTATTATTGTACCAAGATTAATCATTATCTCTAACCTCTATTTCTATCGAAACTTTTATTTTCTTCTTCCACTTGCCACCATGTTTTTTACCTTTATTAGCTTCACTAATCTTTCTTTTGGTTTCTTCCGACATGGGTTTTCTTTTTCCTTTATGTTTACCGATAGCAGCTTGCCTTAATTTTTTAATGGTTTCTTCAGATTTAGGTTTTCCTAAATTAGCCTGTCTTATTCGTTCTTTAGCTTCCTCTGTATGG